AGTTGATAGGTTGTGGTGCATTATTTAAAGAAAAGGTAGCAGAGTTTCAAGAGATGGTACGACAAGATCAGTTAGTAGCTGTTTAATCTTTATCGTGTATATAGTTATTTAATTTATCTTTAAAAATTTTTTGTTTAATAATATCTTCGTAATAAAAATCCAATTCGAGAGATAGTTTAGTATATTGGAGCGAATCAATATCACCAGAGAGAAAGGCATCATCAATAGATGCCCTTTTGATTTGGTATTCGTGACATCTATCTTTTGGCATTTTTTAAAGGAATTAGCTTATTATTGGTTCGTTTGATTAACTCTTTTGGTTTATAGAAGTCTTTATTACGATCTAAAGAACCATCATAGGAATTTATATATTCAGTAAAAAACATCATAAGTTCATCATAACTTAAGCAATTTAAGTATTGACCAAAAAAGTGTTTTAAAAAAGGTTTATTAGCAAGTAATCCTTCGATTAATCTACTTTCAAAACCATCTATTTCTTTATTCATACAAACCTCCTTCCATGAGACTCAGTTTTCATTTCTAACATTTTTTGATTTCTTACATGAGGAGGGTCTTGATAATCATTAAAGTATGATTCTAATTCAGCATCACTAGGTTCATAATTAATAATTGAATCAAGAATGTCTAAAGCATCATAAACTTTATCCCAAGTTGGGACGTTGTAGTCAGAATCGCAAGGCCATTTGCATTGCAAGTCTTCTTCCTTTTCTGCAAAATCTTTAAGAGTTTCATAAATTTGTTCTAATTTCATTTTTTAATCTCCATGTAAGGTGTATCGAAGTCATCAAAATCTTCCCCATTACATTCCCACCAATCTTTAATGTAATCATCATCAATCATAATAATATCAGGATCAAATGAATCATGGTTTTGACACATATAATCGTGATACCATTCTGCAAAGTCATCAATTAAATCTGGATGTACTTTGAAATGAGTAGCAATTTCTGTTGCATGAGATTTACAATAGTTTTCAAAGTCAGTAGCATTTTGGATTGTATCCATTTCTTGCAT